TTCCTCGTAGTGGCATGTCGCTACCGTAGCCCTGCGCATCTTCCACCGTGTCGGGCTCGTCGAGTTGATCCTCACCGAACCGGCCCATGCAACGGATGAGAGCTTTGTCGAATTCGTCCTGTGCCGTTTTGGCTCGGTCCTCCTCGTTCTCAGCCTGCAGGGCAAGGGACGCAGCCCGCATAACGATCGGGTAGTGCATTATCGTGGGCCACACGTTGCCGGTGGTAGTAGGTACGTCGGTTGGATTGACGAGATCGGGGGTGATCGCCTGATAGATGAGCATGACGTTGGTGGGAGTCACTGGCACCCGCCACAACTGGATGTGGTTGGTGCCGATCAGCGTGTACAGCTCGATCAGCCCTGTGTCCGTCTCATCCTGAATCAGGCGGGTGAACTTATGCCTGTTCCAGTACTTGATCTTGGCGAGATGGTCGAGATCCTTCAACGAGTGCATTTTGACGAAGTCGTTGGGCAGCGCCAGAGTGTTAGACCCCGCTGGTACCACCAGGGGCACTGGCGTAGCGTACAGCCAGGGCCAATCATAGGCGCCCTCGACCTCATGCATTGCCGCATTGACCCACAGCTGTATCGGGTCGGTCGTATCGAACCCGTAGCGCATGAGCGCATTCAGCATGTCTTGGAAGATCACGTTACACCCCGCATCTTCGTCCCGCTTTTGGAGAAGTATACCTTAGGAGCGTGGATGACGCCGTCCTTGCGGAGTGCCAGAAAGAGTCGTTCACCCGCGTCGCCGATAGCCTCGGAGAGGGTACGGTCCTTTTCACGCTCCTCCTCGCGGTCTGCGGCTTCATACATCTTGTTAGGGTCCACATACGACTGGCTCGCTTGGTCAGCGCGCTTGATACGGTCGATAGTGGCTTGGGACAGAAACTTGGTAGTGAACATCACGGAGTCCGTCCCGTCCTTACAGTGCTCAACGATCACCCAGCACTCCTGACTGGGCTCCTCGTCGAAAAACACGGAAACCTGCCCCGGCCACTCTCGTTCTATCCTTCGCTTGATATCTAGGACGTCGTCTTGGTAGGTTATGAGCCTATCTTTGTTAGCGTCCACGATGGACAGACCTGGACGGGAGAGTTGCCGGGGCTTTGGCTTCATTTTGCGAATACCTGACAGACTACGTTGGTATCGCCGGTGAGAGCTGCGTTGTAGGCACCCGCCGTTACTTCCGTGTTCGAGGCGGAGAATGCCTTGAGCTTCTTGTTGACCTTGTCGTACTCAAACGAGGTGCCTGCTCCGCCCGCTACGTCCACTAGGAGGACAGTAGTAGTCGCTCCTCCGGGGAAGAACACCGTCGGGTCGAAGGCGTCTCCTCCCGTCACATAGCTTCCTGAGAATGTGAGCGTGAGAAACACCGACCAGAAGTCCCCGACCGCAGAGACGGGGTTGGCGGGCCCCGGGAGTGCGATAGGGGTTGCGACGATGGTCATGTCAGGACCAGGTTGTCGCGGCGTCGTCCTGCAGGTTGACGATCCTGCCCAACCTGTTGCGTCCGACTGTCGCGAAGTCGTGGTCCGCCGCCAAGTAGGCGTCGAAGTTGTCCGTGCGGTCGACGGCACGGGCGAGAATCGCCCCATCATCGTCCACCCAGTTCCATCCACCCTTGCCATCCTGGCCAGCATCGAGGTAGACCCACATCATCGCGTCCGCGTTGAGGAACCACATGCTCCCCTTCGGACAGTCGTCGTCGAACACCATCGGCATCTCGTTGAAGAGGATCGCCTTGAACCCACCACGCAGGGTGACGGAGTCCGAGTCGGTGAACCGCTTCTGGGACTTGAGGGTGTTGACGTAGCGGCGCCGAATACCACGAGTCGTGATAATCAGCTCGACCTCCGCCTGACCTGTTGCCCCGACTCGGTCGACCACTTGCTGGCCCTGGTCCTCCGAGAACGGGTTGCCGGTGGAGTCGAACACAGCCGAGTTCCACCACGAGTTCGCCGCTGCCGAGGCATCCACCCCATGCAGGACGTTGTAGGTGGGGCCCGGCCCCGCGGTGTTGGTAATCATGTTGCCCAGCCCGTTGATCTCGTTGTTATACGAGCCCGTTCGGACGAGGCGGTGGTTGGCCGTTGCAGTGACATCTGCACCGGAGTACGTCACGACCTTGGTCGAGGCGTTGATCGCCGTGATGAGTCGAGCCGCAGCGAGAATCGTACCCGGCGTACCGACGAAGTCCACGAGGTCGATGACCATGTTGACCCTGAGGTACTGCACCGAGTCGACCGTCACTGAGTTGGCACCATCAGCCGTGACAGCAGCAAGCTGCCCCTGCTGGGACGAGAACCCCTGCCGGTTGACGTCCTTGCGGATGTCGTTGACCATGCCCTTCGTCTCAGCCTCCAACAGGCGGAGGAAGACCCCAGGCTGACGCTCGCTCAGCTTGATCGCATAGCGAGACAGACGAATCGACCCCAGGTTATGATGCAGCCTGTCCTTGAGGTCGGTCCATCCCTGCTGACCCGCCGTCGGGAGGGGACCACCTTCGACGATGGCTCCCAGCCCCTCGTTACGGGCCATGTGGGCGGGCAGCACCCACTCACGACCGGCGAATTGGACTCCCTCGCTCTCACGAGTGAAGCCCCGCCAGTCATACTTCTGACCTTGCCCTTCAGCCCCTGTCGATGATGGAACTCCACCGGAGTCCTGGCCATCGTCAGCGGCGAACATGAGAACGCAGCGCTGGTTGAGTTGCTCCCTGATTGGAGTCAGGTAGTACTCCTTGAGAACAGCGTCTGCGTTCGCAGTAGTCTGCGCCACAGTTACTCCTTATCAGCTGCCTTCAGCCGCTGCACTCTGAGCGAGGAACTGCTGAGCTCCCACAGACGCCTGGCGGAAGGGGTCGCCGCCTCGGGGCCGAAGCCCCTCTTTGGGTGCCTGTGGGGTATCTCCTCTTATGGTGGGTGGGCGGCTGCCGTTGGAATTGGTATTCGTGAAGTCCGTTAGGAACCCATCCCGAAGACCAGTGAAGCTCTGGGCTGCCATGGAAATATCGCCCTTGTGGACGATTAGGGCAGCCACTATCTGTTCATCGGACACGAGGTCATCTCGGATCCCCGATGCCTTCAAATTCTCCCTGATGGTGCTCTTGGCCTCCCCGAGTAGGGCTTCCTGCTGGCGGGATTCCTCAGCGGCAGCTCGCTGGTTCTCAGCTTGCTGTTGCTGCTGGATGTACTGAGAGATGCCTTGCTGCTCCTGCATGAGCTGTTGGGCCCATGGGGGGACATCCCCCATTTCCGCCAGATCTGGTAGACCTTGACCTTGGGCTTGAAGCATCGCCTGTATCGAATCTACCGAGAACTCAGGGTTCTGGATCAGACCTTCCTCTTGCAGCGACTGTGCCAGTCCCAACCACGTGGCCACAGGGTCTGTGGAGTAGTTGTTCAGGAATGTGAGAAGGTTCTGGACTTGGTCAGGGCCGACCTGATCCATCAGACCTTTGTACGGCGAGTACTGCTGCTCCATCCGAGTCACATGACCAAGCACATTGGTCAGGTGAGGCTGAAGGAGCTCTCGCTGGTTTTCAGGGACGTTGGGGAACAAGCCCCAATTGAAGGAACCTGCTTGCTGTTGCGCCTGAGAGCCTGTGGCCTGACCTTGCCCGGCAGGCCCTTGACCGCTGGCCGGCGGCTGAGCTGCGGGTGGCGCCCCTTGGGCTGGTGCGGCAACTGATGCTTCCATTGTGTCCTCGAGCTGTACCCTTAGGCCTTAGCTCTTTCCCCCTTTAGTGCGGTTCTTGGTTTTTTCGGTCTGTAGCGCTTGGCCCTTGGACCCTGACTTTGAGAAGTGACCCTTGCTGGAGAAGTTGTCCATCGCCGCCTTCCTCGCACCGGAGAAGGTAGAGGCGGAGGCCGGACCCTCGGACGACATCGTCCCCCCTGCTAGATCCGGCCCCCCCACCCCACCTCCGGGCGGCATGGCTCCCCCGGGAGTATTCAAGCCACTCGTCATGTCCTGTTGGTCGTTTTGACCCACGACTTTAGAAAGGTCGTCGGTCATTTGCAGCATCGCTCCGACTGCGCGCTGTATGGCGGGCTCTGGCTCATTCTGCATGAGCTGGGCCAATAGACCCTGAACCTGCTGAATGAGCATAGAGCTCTGACCCGGGCCTGGGCCCGGTCCCGGTCCAGCACCCGGGCCAGCGCCTCCTGTGGGGTCGACTGGGGGGGCAGTGACTCCCATCAGATTTGGCCTCGTCCCCAACCTTGATTGGGCTCGAGGACTGCCAGCTCATCGGCGGGCACGTCGAAGATGTCGCTTCGCCCATCCCTCGTCTGAACCACATACGAGGTCACAGGGGCGAAGCGGGCCTCAGAAGTGCCCGAGTTCCCAATCAGCTGGTCGACAGCAGTGGGGAACTGAGGAGCCTGGACGAAGGCCATGCGACCCGCCTCTTCGTTGGGCGGGATGATTTGCACCCGCTGGCCTGGCCACAGGCGGGGCTTGCGGGACTGCTGCTCAGCCTCGTCCTTAGCCTCCTGGCTGTTGGCGCGATCGTAAGCCTCCTTGCTCATCGCCTTACCTGTCCTGGCCTTAGCACGCTTGCCAGCCTCCGAGTCACCCCCTGAGGGGGAGATGAAGGCTTGGGGGCGAACCTCGGGGACGACCTGCGGCTCGCCCGGCGACTGGGCGGTAGCTGCGGCCTCCTCCTGGGTCAGGAACTCGTCTTCCTCAGTGGGTTCAGGCTCGGGAGTAGGGGTGGGCTCAGGCTCCGGATCCTCGTGGTTCTTGCCCTTAGGCTCCGGGTCATCGTGCTTCGAGTGGCTTGGCATGTAGATCCCTTCGTGAGTTGGGCGGATTATACGCTATTGAGGTTGAGCCTCAAGGAGGCTTCGAGGAGAGGTAGCTGAGGTGAATTGGCTGGGGGGACCCTGAGGTACGTTTTGACCGTTAGCGCCAGCAGGAACACTCGAGCCAGAAGGTGCTGCACCGTTCTGAGACGGGGGCTGGCCTGCAGGCTGAGCGGGTTGCTGAGCAGCCTGCATCTGCATCTGCTCGTAGTAGGTGTGTTCCTCGTCGTGTTGCTCGAACAGTTCCTGGATCTGCTCAGAAAGGGCCATGTAGTCGGCTGACTTCATGTAGTTGCGATGGACATAGTGGTGGGCGGGATGGTTGTACCACTCCTTCACGCCCGGGTCCTGGCCGTTCTGGAGAATGTGGTTCTCACGTTCCGCTTGGTCGAGATCAACCTCCCACTCATCCGGCTCGCCCTCACTTAGTTCTAGCATCTGCCTCACCTTGCGAGGGTCCTGCTCGAGCTTGCGGTCCCACAAGTCCAGAATGTATTGCTGCTTCGCAGCCTTAGATCTCGGTAGCGCTGATCCCGCCTGAACGACTACAGCCGCGCAACCGTCGAGCATGGAGCCGAAGAAGTCGAAGATCTCATCGTCCGAGTGCTTCTTGTAGATCCTCACTACCCGGGGCGTCGTGTACTTCTCGGCAATAAGCTTGAGAATATGGTTACCCACGGACTCCATGGTTTCCTCAAACTCCTGCACGGTAACGCCGAGCCTCGTATCGTCTTCCTCTTGCAAGTAGGCGATAGCAACGCCAGACCTTGCACCCGGAGGTACTCGCCCCTGAGACGTTTCACCCTGACCTCCAATCTCCAGGATATGTTCCTTCAGGATGGTGATGAGGTCGCTCACATACTTCGGCATCTCCGGCATCTCGACCGGCTTCGGCTCGGGGACGTTCGGCATGTAGTTGAACTCGATGCGAGCACCCGGCTTGTTCTGGATCTCGCGGGTGATTTGCAGCTGCTTCGGGATGAGCCAGGGCGGATTGGCCATCAGGTTTCTGTTTTCCATCATCTGTGACTCGGTCTTGCTCAGCTCGAGCACAGCACCCTTGATCTGGGGGATAATGGACAACGAGAACTGGGACATCGGGAAGGGCACATGGCCCATCATGTGTACCGGTAGCTCCCCGTGTTGGTAGTCGTACGAGGTCTTGTCCAGGATACCGTCCTTGTTGAAGACCAGGCACAAACCGTCTGGGAACTTAGGGTGACCCGGCTTGACCCACATCTGATGGATCTCAGCCAACTTCTGAACATGCACGGGCCGAGTGGCGAGTTTGCCCGTCAGGTCGAATCTGCCCATCAGTCGCTGCTCGATAATGCCAGGCAGGGCGTGAGGGTCGGGGCTGACGTGCTTGCCCCAACGACGGTACACCTCGTCGATGTCATAGATGTCCGTGTACATGCACCACGCTGCGTCCTCGATGAACATCTGGCTGAAGTCCCATATGATCTGGAACGGTGAGACCTGCTTGACGACCAACTCGCCCTGGGGGATCTTCTTGTAGTTAGGCTTGGTACCATCCTTGTCCAACTGCTGCTTGTAAGCCTCAATCACCTGCGGGTCGAAGATGGGGTTCCCCGATTGGTCGCACAGTACCTCGATCTCACCCATCTTGGTTCTGTCGTAGTCGACGAGTATGCCTGCGAGGCCACAGGTGAGGGCCCACACGAGCATACGCCTGCGCACGCGAGCCATGTGGAACTCATTTTCCACATAGTTGTTCATCACCTTGTCCCCGACCTTAGCCGAGTTCAAGTCGCTCTGATCTGAGGAGCGAGCCGTCACGTCCAGGATTGGACGGTTCTTAGTCAGCTTGGCGAGTTCGGTGCGTACAACTGGTTGTGCCAGATTGATGGGTACCCTAACCCGGTGGTCAGGTCGTCGGACAGGCTCAACAAGGCGCCGTTTGTGGATATCCCACTCGACCCAAAGATCTCCCATGTAGACGGCGATGGACTCCCACCATATGCCCTCCCAGTGACGACGACGACCCAGACCTTCTTTGTAGAGGGCCATCGCCCATCCGTACAACTTCTTGTCATCCTCGCTCCTCGGCGGATTCAGGGTGTCAGGCGGATCACTGTCAAGAAACGACATCACTTACCTCCAAGAGTGGGGGGCGCTCAACGCGGAAGCCGAGGACTGTTTCCACGGAGCGCTCAACCCCATTTGACGGGTACCACGAGATACCCATCAACTTTGCGGGGTCCCCGTAGCCCCAGAGGGTCCCCCTGCGATGGACTGTAACGCAGCAAGCTGCAGGCGCATCTGAATAGCGGCTCGCTGGTCGGGCGGAGTGCCCGGGTCCTGAAGTATTTGCACCATCTGCTGAATCGCTGCGGGGTCCTGCGACAGCTCAGTGCCCGACCCCACCATTTGGGCGAGATTGACGTTCGACAAGCCCCCACTGCCGGCAGGAGTCGCTGTCTGGGCGCCTGTAGGAGCCGCTGCGGCTGACCCCGTCGGTGTTGCATCAGTGGGCGCACCCATTTGTGGGGTAGTCCCCGTAGGCGCCCCTGCCGCCGCTGCGGGTTGGGAATTCATGGCTGCTTGCAATAGCACCCGTGGATCAATTTGTGCCATCACTGTCTCCTCTTCATATGGGCGACTGCCGCCTTGTGTATTTGTCCGCTCTTGTCTCCCACATGCTGAGGAAGTTTCTTGCCCTTAGGTGTGGCCGCCTCGAACTCAGGGATGAACTTGCGAAGTTTGGGGTCAGCGTAGAACTTCGCCCGCTGTGCCTGTGAGGCGAATGGCATCAGTGACCCCAAGATCTCGCGTTCTTGGCGAACTGCAGCTTCTTGCGCATGGCTTCACTGGGATTGCCGGCGAGGCGTGCGTTGATCGTGGACACAGGGATCTTCTTGCTGGCGGGGATCTTCAGGGCTGAGTGCAGGGAGCCCTGCTTGGACTTAGCGATGTTGATCGCCGCCCGCTGCCTCTGAGCATTACTCGCCATCACCACCACCTCCTGGAGAAAGCTCCCACTCTCGTTGTTCGTCCACGTAAGTCACCGCACCTGGTCCTGTGTCCTCGTGTGCCTTGTGAAGAATGAGGGCGTCCATGTTGCTCATCGCCATCAGCCTATCCTCAAGCTCCTTGCGCTCGTCACGAGCTCGACGAGTGAGCGTGTCGACCAGATACACTATCACTACGGCCTGTAGGCCTACGAGTACTGCGAGTGCGTAGGTCATAGCAGCATCCACGTCCAGGTGGGTGCGACCGAGTAAGTCAGGGTGATCTTCTTGCCGGCGGGGACGAGCACGGTCCCGGTTATTAGCCCAGTTGCGGTGCCGTCCACGGCGATCACGGTCACGGTTCCACCGGCGACAGACACAGCGCAGTCTCTCATGCTCTTATTCCAAAAGTCCACGGTCGTTGCGGGGATGGTCGGTTGATTGACGCCGGCGCCTGGCAGCACGTCCGCGCTGGTGATGCGGAGGTTGTGAGCGTTCGTTGGCGACGCGCCCCAGTTACCGACCCAGTTGCTGAGACCAGCACTGGTCCAGTCGAACTTGCCGGAGCTCGTGTTCGAGCTGACGCCCACGCTGCCGATCATCAGCGAGTTGCCGTCCCAGATGATGCCAGCGTTAGCACCCTCAGTGTCAAACCTGGTTACGTTCAGTTTGAACGTCCCACCCGCCCCAAGTAGGCCAATGCCATTCTGATTGATCTCCGAGCTAGCGAAGTCGACCTGTGCCCAGTGCGGCGTTGCGGTCCGGTTGTCAAGCATCAGCCCCCAGCCGCAATAGACTGCACGTAGATCTCGGACGTGAGCGTGCTCCCCAATCACGATCGCATACCAGACACCCTCAGCTGACCAGTCATCCACTATGCTGAGATCATTGTTGTTAGTGGTCGGTAGCATAAGGCCATACACCCATTGGTTAGTGAACGTAGCCGGGCTCGAGATGAAGCCGGCCATCGTCGCTGGGCTCGCATCGGCCATGTAGCCCGAAGATCTAACCTTGGCCTCTAGCAGACCCTCGAAGTTGAACCCGCACATGGTCGGGTTAGCGGTGCTCGAGACGATCGACAGGCCATCTACGATCACGAGCATGTTTGACCACAGGTTGCCGGTGCCGCCGCCGTAGCCCTGGATCGCAGTAGGGCCCCCTATGACTGACGCGGGACCCCACGTGCCATCGTTAGTCCCGACCGCAGTCGTTCGGAGTACCGCCCCAGACTTCTGGCCGGAGGTTTGGTTCCAGTGCGGGAGTGCGACGCCACCACCAGAGCCAACGCCTC